TCTTCTATTCCGAATCCACCTAACACATCATTTCCTGATGATTCAAAGTTTTTAGGTAATCCTTCTGTTTGTCTTTGTTGTATCAACTCAGACTGTTGGGATCCCTGCATTTTTATTCTTTTATCTTTTCTATCTTCAATTTCTTTCTCTTTACTTCCTTCTGCATTTGCCCTTACTTGAGCTAGTTGCATATTAAAGTTAAACTCCTCAGCCATTAACTCTCTTTTTATTTGAGCTTCAGTTTGCATTCTTTGTATTTCAAACTGTGACTTAGCTTGCTCTATACTAACTTTTTCTTGCGTGAGTGCTTGTTGTTTCTGTACTTCCGCCATTGCGGCTTTTTCAGATGCTTCAGCATTTGCTTGCGCTTGCGCTTGAATGTTGGCTTGTTGTTGTTCTTGTTCTCTTTTTATTTTTTGAGTTTGTCTAAGCTTCAGAAATTGATTAGCTAACTTTATGTTTTTTATTTGTCTAATATCAATAGCATCGGATAAAGCAATTGCTTGTGTTTGCAAAGCTACTTGTATATTTTGTTCTAACAAAGCTTTTTCTTCATCTTCAGGCTCTAGCTCTAAATAAATACCAAAATCATGCAACTGTAAATTCATTAACTCCTCAAGAGTTTTTGTATTAAATGTACTTATAGCGTTTGTTAAAGCGTTTTCTGTTAAAGGATTTTCAATAACATCAGCAACCTTCAAACTTATGTTTTCGCATGTTCTAACAGTTAGATACAATAAAGAGTCTAATACGTGTTTAGTCGCAATATTAGAAGCGTTGGCTGCCATTTTTTGTAAGCCTACTAAAGAATCTTTGTTAGGAGCGCTACCATCCCTTGCTTCATTTAATCCAGTTACATCTCTTATCATTTGCAAATAATACTGATATGTACCTATTAGACTTTGTATTTTTGCTTGACCACTTGAAGATGATAATTCCTGTACAGGCACTTTACCTCTATTTAATTCACCATCTTGAGTTAATGACCTACCTACAACAGAACCTGTTTGGAAGTACATATTTAAAGCTTCAGCTGGATTGTATGTTGTACCATTACCTAAATCAACTTCTGCTAAACCATCCATATCTAAAAATACACCATCTGGCACTATTCTAGACATTACTTGTTGTAATTTAAGATGCGTTATTTGAATCATATCAGCAAAGCTAGTAATTTTACTAACTATAGACTCTATACGTCCTTTATACATCCTAGGTGCAGATATGCAGTAATTCATCATTACCTTGGTGGTATCAGCTGTTGGTCTAGTCATATTTTCAGCCAACTTCCACTCTAGCATTATATTTGTACCTAACACCTTTGCTCCAGTATATAAAACTTCTATTGTTCTAGATATTCTTTCAAAGTTATCATTAGCTGGTGGATTAAATGTATCAGGTTTTTCTAATGTTTTTTCTAATCCTTGATCTGTTTTCTTTATTTTAAATACTTGGTCTGAATACGTTTTGTACTCAAAGTATAATACTTGTATTGTATTTTCATCATAATTACCCCAGTTAGTTACATACTGCGAATTGCCAGGCATATCCTGTATCTTTTCTAATTCAGCTGGTGATAAATTTGGAAACTGCTTCTTAAGCTCTGATAAAGAAATTGATTTAACTTCACCTACATAATATATATCTTCAAAGTTTGGATTCTCTGTATATGAATAAATCATATTAGCAGGGTCAACATAGTCAGTAACTATGCCTTCCGCTTTGTTAAACGATGTTTTAACAGCTCCAATACCTATAGTAGTTAAATCATGAGCCAAACGTTTTTTTGTTTGCTCATACTTATTAAAAGCTAATACATTATTTATAACCTCCTCTTCTGCAATTTCTACATTCTGCTTAGGAGTCATTTGTAAATGTATATCTAACTCTTCTCTGTTTTCAGGTAAACTTTCTAAGTCTCCTGTTGTTGAAAAGTCCATACCTAAGTTTTGCTTTATGTTTAACAAAGCTTTTTTGGTATTCATATCTTTTTCAACAGCTGCTGCGTAATCAGTCCTGCTTTTTACAGAAAAAGGATCTTGAGCAAAAGCGTTTATATCGTATGACTTATTTGACATTCCGTTTACAACGATATCAACAAATTTTGATATGACTGGTATTGGTTTCCAATCTAAATTAAGATAAGATAAATCACCGTTTATAGACAACTCATCCTTGTATTTTTGTATTGACTGCTCTCCTCTAGCGTATAAACGTAGTGAGTGAAAACTATTCCAATTGTTTAAGTATCTATTACCGTTACCTCTTCCTTGATTGAACCATTCTTGTTCAATAGCTCTAGAGACTTGTAAGCCGTAATCATAACTAGCTTTTACTTCGTCACTAACAACCTGGTTAGGGAAAGAACTATCGGTATTTGTTTGTATTTTCATTTATCTTAATATTTTAGACGTAGAACCTCTATTGTCATATCTTTTAATTCCTAAATCGTAAACCTTTTTTTGCACTGGACTAACTGGTGAATATAAGTTTTTGTTACAAGCCATTATTGCTAAACCAGAACTTATAGAAGCATCATGCTTTGTTCTGTTATTTATATTAAATTTACCCCAGTCTTCTAATGTTCTTTGAAAGTACATATCTCCATAACCAGCTTCTGTTTGTCCAACGCAAGTTTCTATATATGATTCTATAGCTGCAGCGTGTGCTTGTTTTATATCTTCACTAGAGTTTGGTATACCACCTATTTCTCTTTCAGTTACAGATAATTTGTTTAATCTTTTATCAGGTCTGTTCATTGAGAAGCCTCTATAACCTCTTCTTTTAAAATGATACAGTAATCTAGGTTTGTTGTTTTCCGCAAGTATTGGCATACCGTAAAATATGCAAGCCATTAATACGTCTTCAAAAAATATCTCAGCAGTTTGTGGTCTAGCTATATATTCTAAAAAGAATCTGTTAGGTGGAACATCCTCCATACTAAACTTAGTTAAACCATGCAAAGCTCCGTTAGAACCTCTTTTATCAACTGTACCTGATATATCATAACTGTCACAGCCAAAAGCGCCACAGTGTTCGTTACCTGGGTACTTTGTATTACCTTTTATTATAACCCTGTTTTGCATCTGTACAGGTGGTACCCAACTAACGTTGAACCTACCGTTTTTATTTGGTACAAATATTACCTTAGTATCTTTTATACCGTTTTCCCACATAAAACTTCCAGTGGTTATTATCGATGTATTTCTAAGGTCTTCGTTATAATCTATTTGTTCATATATCTTCGTTAAATTAAACAAAGATTGTTTTGCTTCATCTCTAAAAGCGTGTTGCTCTGTTCTTGGAAATTGACGATAGTATTCATTTAAACCATCTTGATCTCCTTTTAGTCCTTCAACTTCATTTGTCCAGTATTCAATTACACCTTGCCTTATTAGCGATCCGTCAGGTCCTTCAGTTGGTTTTTTTGGCGTTTCAAATACAGGAAATCCATAAGAATCAATGTATCCCTCGTAGTTCCATTCCATAGGAATGAACAAGCTATAGAGTCCCGAACGAGTCTGTCCATTTGCATTTCTTTTTGTTGCATCGGAGTCATAGTATAGTTTTTTAAAGTTTTCCCCGCCTTTATCTAAAGCATTTGATGTACTACCCATCATACACTTACCTATAATTTTTGAACCTAATCTCAAACAAGTTTTTGTAACTCTCCAGTTATTTAATATGTTTGTAGGTCTTTCCCATTTACCACTTTCATCGTGGACTAATAGCTTTAATTTTTCCCCGTCGTACGAGTTGTCGCCGGTGTTTTTCCAGTCGATCGTGGTATCGAGACCGGTAATTTCTTGGAGTTTTTCGTTCGTATCAAGCTTTTTTCTCGTAAATTTGGACGCGGGGACTCTGTACGCGAGCTCCGTCTTCGGCCTGTCCATACCGTCCTGGATTGGTTTGAAGAAGAAGGGATAATTAACTGAGATGGGTACGACTTTATCTGTAAACATCTTTTTTGCATCTGGACCAGACTTTGATAAAATGCCGAATCTGGAGTCTGTTGATATTGTAGCTTGATTAACCGTTTCGCCTGAGGCCATGAAAGAAAACCCTGACCGTCTGTTCTTAAGATAGCACATTCCGTAACAACGTACATCTGATTTACAAGCTTCCCAGAATATAAAGAATAATCTGTTTGACTCCCTAAAGTCTGCTGCCCCAACATCAATCTTGGACCACTGCAGGTACATGTAGTGAGTGCCAGTAATATAAGAAGGCTTGTCTTTGTTAAAAAACCAAAAACCTTCTTCACGCCTTTTAAATTCTGTATCAATATAGTCATACCATTTCTCTTTAAATTGTGAAGGGTATTCGTCCCAATCAAACACCGATTTTATTTTTGAAAGCTCTTTTGGGTATTCCATGTGTTTCCACTTGTCTCCTTCAAACTTAATAACATCATTTTCTTTTGGCAATGCTATTTTTACTCCTTGTATTTCGTAAATCTCCCCTATTTGTCCGGTCTTACTGATTACGACTACGTCATGTTCTTCGTTATAACCGTACTCCCATTTCTTATATCTGTTTAACCTTTTTAATATCTTAGGTTTAATATAGTCTTTTAATACTGCTACTAAGGTTTGTTCGTACATTATCTAGATCTTCCTTCTGCAAAACCTCTAAAAGCTTTTTCTTCTTTAACTTCTTTTGGGTTTTCATTTAATCTTTCGTCCTCCTCTTCTATTCTAGCAAGTATTTCAAAAGCATCGAATATAGCTAATTTTTTAGTTGCGGCAGCATTTTTAAGTCTGTCAGCTGATATATCATCTTCTGAGTCAACGATCTTTTCTTCTGCCACTTTAATTAACTCCTTAACTGCTTTTTGCCCAGCTAGGATTATATTCTTCTTGGTTTCTTTTGTGTTCATACTTTATAACAATATCATTAGA